TTTGAAGCTAGTGAAACCGCGTCCAGGCGTGTTTGAAATGGGTTCAGTGGTCGAACCTTTGATTGGTCGACTCCATCCGAAGACAGAGGCTACGCCGCTAAAAATATTAGCAGCCCAACCGACAGTTTTCGCCACACCACCAATAACAGGTACTTCACTAAGTAGATCAGCTGCCTTAGAAATTCCAGATGAAATTTCAGTTATCGGTCCTTTGGTTTCCTTTACCATTTGGAAAACGGCATTAACACGGCGTGGTGTGGGACCTTTAAGTTCAATGTTTTCGAAATGGCCCATGACAGTGACTGGAATAGCAATATTCTCACCGGCTAATAAATCAGAAAGTGCATAAACATACACCTGACACATATTTATTGAGCCAGCAGAAGGATCCGTCAGTGAGAGTGCATCAAACTGAAGACACCACGGGATGCGAATCTCCGCAGCTGTGTTTGTTTGCAAATCCAACTCTACTCCTGGGTAACTAGTGATAGCGGCCCTGGATTTGTAATTGATCTGACACTCCTGGATAAGTTGGTCATCAACGGGAGCAAAAGTAATCCAGATTCTGCCAGCAACAAAAGGATTAGCATTAATCATAAACCTCAGCACACAATCAGCTTTAAACCATTCGAAATTATTGAGTTTGTCATTTTTGTAACCGACTTTCATAATATCTTTCGGTAGATTGTATGTACGAATAGGTGTTTGAGGTGCCAATCCTGTCATTGAAGCAAAAGGCTTTAGGGCAACAAAGTTCGAACCATTCAATTGAAACTTATCAACGACGGCTGGTCGTTGTAAAAATCGAATGATGGTAGCTATGTCGTCCAAATTAGACAAATCGGTCGTATTGTTAGCAGCCAACTCGTTTTGCACCAAATTGGCGTCTGTAAAACGAGTCTCTGCTCTGTCAATTTCAACATGCTGTTGTACGTCGGATATTGTCGCGACTACTCCAGTTGCTGAATCAGTATTTGTGCTGGTTTGAGGTTCAGCAAGACCTACGATTTGGTTGTTGTTGTTGTTAGCAGGCAGTTATTACAACACTACATGATAAATCATGTTGTCCTCGATGCCCATCGAAAACAAGTGAGGTTGATGATTGGCTTTCCCAGGGCTGCTGGTCGGACGCCATCCTTAAATAAGGAACCTTAAATCGAGCAGCAATTCTTACCATTTCTCATCAATATAGGTAAGAAAGATCACGCTCTAACTATTCAGTAGCTAACTGTGTGGTCTACCACAATTGGTTTTAGTTTTTATCTACCAAAACCACAACATTGACAATGTATTAACTTAGAGTTGTTGGAAAAGTAGTTGGTGTTTGAAGCGAAGAGTTCATTGGATTGAGTCATTCTTCAAAGCCCGTGCCATCTATAAGAGTGTAGCCGATTGGCGGGCAACTACACAATTAAATAATAAAATAATAATTGTAAATAGATTGTTATAGTGATCGTTAACGTTACGAATCCACGCGCCTCTTGTAACAGTAAGGGCAACCGCGCATCTTTTGACGATAAGTGCAATCGCGCAACTTTTAACGATAAGTGCAATCGTTAAACTTGATTGGTCCAAGGGTTTC